TGGATAGCTGCAGCAGCCCCCTCACATCCTTTATAACAAGTTTCTGGTCCATCTACATATCCCGCAGTTTGCTTGCATATAGCTCAAATTGGGGTATGTGCGTGTAGCGCTTCAGATGTGTTGGGGCTATAGCGTGCAGTCTACGTAGCGCTCTACGGCTGCTTTGCTTTGCGTTTTGTGTTCAGAACAGACGGCTAGACTGTATGTTCAGTGCACGTTGCTGCTGATCAGATTGCAGACCGAACACATAGTTGCGGAACCCATAGTTGATATCGAACATCACAGGGAACGACGGTTGACTCACCTTAGAGCCGGTTACCGTCAGTTGCTCTGTATCAGCCCATGACAGAGATATGATCCCTGATTGGGTAGTAGAGTTGTTGGATGAGGGTTGCAGCGTCCCCTGTGTTTGGTTGTTACCAGCGAATCCTGAGAGCATCTTGATGAAGTACTGTCTCTGCGTTAGCTGTGTAGCAGTCGGTGAGTTGGACTGTGTCATCTGCTTGTTGCTGATCAGGAACTGGGAGCCATACTGTACGAACGACGTGTTTAATGACCCTGCGTGTGTTCCCATGAATCCCCAGTACGCGGTTGTATCTGTCATGTTCACTGTAGAGCCTAGCAGTCGAACATAGCCTCCAGTAGACATATCAACGTTCCTAACCACATCGGAATAGATCGAGTACAGGGCGATTGACGGTGTGGCTGGGGCTTGGGGGAGATTAAGCGCCACGCCTTCAAACGTGACTGAACCGCCGTTTCTGTTGATTCCATACATCACCCATTGAGCGTTGACTTGCCCTGTTGAGAACGTTACTGTCGGTCTTTGGAGGTCTTGCATATACTGCGATTTACACTGCGTTCCGGCTACCAGTTGGTCGAAATCACCGTAGTTCGCATCCCCGTAGAACGTGAAGCACAGGTTCGCTCCCTCATAGATATTCACGTCTGCTGCGGGGAACTGGAATGTCTGGCCAGCAAGTAGCGCAATGTACACAGAGCCCGTTATCTGCTGGTTCGGAAACAGCGATTGGGCTGCTTGGATTGCCTTCGCTATCGTCTGGAATGGTTGTGCTTTTGATCCGTTGTTCGTATCTGAACCGGCATTCGACACGTAGAACGCGGTGAACGAACCGAAGTACGAATGTTTGCCTACGTACACACCGTCCGCGTTCAATTGCACGAGGTTACCCGGTTGCTGTGAAACCGGCACCTGGGAGGGAGGGATGGTAGCTGTTGTGTCCATCGGCCGCGTTACTTGAAGTGCCGCATCGTAAAACGAAGGAAGCTGGTATGTCATGTTTTCACCAATAAGGGACGTACTGATTAGCTGCTAGCTGCGTGAACCCTTTGGGGTTGCACAGAAGGTTCTGGCGCTGGCCTACGATCTGGGCCGGAATCAAGGTCAAGCCCTGCGTGCGTTCAACCGGAACTGACGTATAGAACGGGATACGAGCGTCTGACCGTGTGGAGCCCGGGACTGGCATCCATCCAACGGGGCCCAGAAGCACCGAATAGCCCGATACTTGCATATTGGTCGATTCGCCACCCATCAGCGTTGAGGGCAGAACCCCGCTCGTTGAGCCCTGTCTGTCGGTCGCTGCGTATGCTGGAATCGAGTTACCGTTCGTGTCTTTAATCCACGCGGTAGGTTGTCCGAGCATGTAGACGCCGTTGTAGTTCGTGTTTGTCGGATTGGTGGTCAACGCTCCCATCGGAATTTCCGGAGACACATCGAACACGGGCGGCGCATCTGATCCATACGAAAACAGATTGGATAGCACGATTTCGTTGTTTGCCCAGATGCCCATGGCCACTACTTCAGCGTCCGTCCGCTGCATCGTTTCGTCGTCCGTCACCCACATATCGAACGAGATATCGACCGAATACAGCACCAGGTTGTAGTTGGCAATCTCGTAAAAGAACGAAATCAGCGTGGAGATATCGAGACCCTGCAATCCGCCTTGCGCAACAATCGCGACGTGTGAAGTTGGGTACCACGTGCCGCCTTCCCAGATTGGAGTGCCGATTGCTGAGTCTCCGTCCTTGAAAAAGTGCACGTAATCCTGCGTCCACAAACGCGTTACCTGAAGTGATGAGCTTAGGCAGTAGTTGATGAAGTTGATAAATGACTGCGTGCCCTTGCCGAACCAGTAAGCGCCGACCCAACGCGCAATCGCCTGGTACGAGTCGTTGGATATGATCCCCGCGTTCATCAGCTTCATGCCAAGCATATTCACCTGTTTGACGAGAATCTGACGTTCGGGCTGAGACCACGCCTCAAACGGTATCAACTGGGCTTCTTCGACATACTGCGTTTCGAGCGCCGGGTTCGATACCCACATGTTTCGCAGATCACCCAGAATCTCGGTCGGGATATCGACTGAAGCTTCGAACACGTCATCAATCGAGTCCATAAACTCAACGAAATATGGATTCTGGGCCAGGTACGGCGGAAGCAGGATCGAACGCGGGGTCCGGTACCCCAAACGCTTGTTCTCAACCGGATTCGTGGATGGAACATCCAGCGTGTACTGATATTGAGTCATGAATCATCCTTAACCAATCGAGCTACGTGACGGCTGGCCTGAATCGATCTGCTGCTGACGCTCTGAATAGAACACGTTGATGATCGGTGCTTGAGCCAGCGTGTTGTACTGGATCGGCGTGTCGTCTATCGTCGTGGGCGTCGGTCCTGAGGGCGTCAGTGTCCCGTTGTCGGTGAACGTGTAGGTTGAGGCGCTAGTCGCTGGAACCGTCGTCAGAATGCCCAAGCTTGCGCCCGGAGCACGTCCCCACACTGTGTACGATGCAGCGTCCATCACTGCGGGCCACGTCAGCGTGATTCCGTAGTCAGCGGTGTTTGAAATGACCTGAGGGAATACCCAGTTCGTTGGGGTTCCCTTCTGCCCATTCGTCAACGTCGTTGAAATCGCATAGCCGTACACCAGTTCGCCCAAAGAGCCGCCACCTGGAACGAGCGTGTACGTGATTTGCGGGCTTGTGGGGGCCGTCACGACCATCGGCCCTGTAGGAGACAACACCTCTACGTACGAAATCTGTCCCGGGCTTGATTTGAATGCTGCGCGCTCAAGATCGGATTCGTAGAAGTTCGTCCGAAGCAGCCCGGGGCGCGGAGCAAACAGCTTGGTGATCGCGTTAGTCACCTGCGTCTGCACCTGTTGCGGAAGCGCAGAGTTGAAAATGTAGACGTTCATCTGCACCGTACGCGGGACCGGAATAGGTGCCTGCCACAGGAAATAGCAAGAGTACATACTCACGGCCTGACAGTAATCCGTGAACTCCTTGATCTGTGCTTGTGACCACTGGCTAGTAGTCAGTGCCGACACGCGGATCACGTTCATCCAGCGATAGTCGCTCGGATTGATTTCGCGCTGCGCTTGCGTCACCGCATCAACGATTCCGGGAAACGTCGCGACAGTCGCGAGATACTGCGATTTTGTGACTGCTGACTGATACGTGCCGAAACCACCGGATGCCACGTTTTTGTACGCGAGCGTCGGATTCTGGTTCGAGCCGCCTTGCGGGTTGCCAGTCATCACGCCATAGATCAACGGGAATCCAGTGACCGTGACTTGCGTGCCCGCTGTCGTCAGCGAGTTGCCGTTTGCACCGTGAGTTACCGGGTACGTGATAACGACAGTGTCCGAAACTTGGGGAATCGAGCCGAATGCTTGCAACGTTCCGAATTGCGCAGACGTTCCGCCCAGATTGCCGAATTGCAGGAGCAAACGCCCATCGCTCGTCGTAATGTCCGCGTATCCCGGAAGTCCATCGAAGTTCCACAGGCCGCCATACGATTTCGGGATAATCGTGCTGTTGATCTGAACAGTCACGTCCTGATCAGAGACGACAAACGCATCCTGCGAGCCCACAAACGTCTGGCGCTCGGTGCCCAGTCCGTTCATCTGGTAAGAGTACAGTTGCCCCTCATACAGCGTCACAGTCAGCGGAACATTCGCTTCGAACGTCAGCGCGTCCCGATTGAAGAAGTAGTTACCAGCGGCTGAGAATTGCGTGTAGGGCGGAAGCGTGACATTGATCGGGCTCGTGATCGATGCGGGAACCTGAGCGGGCAGGCAGCGAGCAATACGCAGGCCCTGCATTTGCGTGATTGAGAGGATCGCGGAATCTGACTGTGCGGTTTCAGCGAATGCGTCCTCTGCTTCGCGAATCACACGGCCTTGTGCAAACGTCCCGACAGTCGAAACGAGTTCAATCAGTGTCTGCGATGTTTGGGTCGTGAGGTTGCCGACCCATACAGGCTTCTGTTGCAGATAGGCTTGAAACTGCTGCACGAATTGATCGACATCGGCAGTGAGGTCGCTCAATACAAGCGTTACTGCGGGCGTCGATGTGGTGCTTGAGGTAGCGGGCGTAGACATGAATTAAGCCTTACGTATTTGTTGTACTCACACTGAAACTGACGGCGGAAGGCTGTAGATTCAGATTGAGGGTGAATGCGATACGCACCTGATACCCCGGTAGCGTCATATCAGGCGTCACATACGAGTTCGAGTTATCGAGCGTGATGCGTGGCTCCCACCGCTGTAGAGCCTGGATCATCGCCACGTTCATTTTGTTCGCGGTTGATTGATCAATGGGCTCTTGCAGGAACTGGTACCAGAGGGAGCCATACAGGGGCTGAAAGATTCGGGATCGTGCGCCAATCGCACAGTTGCAGATGTTGTAAATCGAGTTCTGCACAGCCAGAACGTTAGGCAGTCGGTCGGGGGCCGCATTCAGCGTGACAAGACTATTTACGTCGATCCACGTTGCCCCGTTCAGTGAGATTTGGTAATTCGTTAGTTGTGCCATAGCTATCAAATCTGCGGGGTAGGTGTGTT